GCCTCGACAGCCAAGGCCCACCATTGGGGGCAGAGGGCATCTGCCGGTATCGGCAAAGTGGTGGTAGGTACCGTCTCAGGCGCAATAGGAAGCGTTATAAGCGTCGTTACAGGGGTGGGGGTAGGTGTGGGAGGGGTTGGTTCGGACATCCCCCAAAAGCCCACAAGGGCGAACGTTGCCGTCAAGCCTGCGAACAGGCGGATAATCCACTCCATCTATTTCCCCTTTACCTTAGTTCACGACCACTCGTGATCCGGCCAAGACCTTTCTACCAGCGAACCCAACGCTTGCAACACCATTCTTGTCACCTCAGCCGGAGACGCACCAATCATTACCGCATCCAACTCGTCCTCCTCGAACCCTTCGGGGCCAGCAGCAGCAACGAGGGCAGCCATACCGATGATGCAGGTGGCAGCCTCAAAGTTTCGGACTTGTTGTTCGATTTCGGTTCCGTCGTCGGGGTTACGCCCGAAGTAAAGCTTCACGCAAGAAGACTAACAAGGTCACTGAACTCATCCAAATCCATGAGAATAATGCCTTTCGTTGTCCCGTCTGGCATCGCTACCATTACGAACGGGCGAATGTCGCCCAACGCCTTCGCCGCATCAGACTGGGCTTTAGCGGCGTAGAAACGGGTAGCAATCGGACCGATCTGTAAGCCGGCTTTGATTTCGGTACGAAAAGCACCACCCCAATTCTCCTCGTGACGTGTAAGGTGACCGCCCAACCCCAACTTTTTACGGGCACGACGCGCCTTCGCATCCCCTTTAGTCCGATTTCTACGACCGCGAGCGGCAGGATCGGCACAGCCTCGTACGCGGCGTACGCCACGTCGGTCGGGTCTTCCCAAAGTGCCAAACAGCGGGCAGTTGTCCAAGGTACATCTGTCCTTATTGCCTTGACATTCCCCTTTGCGTTCATCGGTCATCCCGCCCTCGCATCAAGAATCTCAATCACTTGCGACGCCTCACCCTGATTCATCTGTTCCATCTTGTTGATAGGACGGTTGATGAGATCGGCACACACCTCAGTCTTCTCCGTGAAGGATGCGACACCTGATGCGTTGAGCAGCGCACGAATCTTACCTATCTGTGCTTTCGTTGCCGGCTCGCTGGGGTTCTTCGGGTACGGGCCTTCGTGTTTGGTTTCTGCTATCACTTTGACTTGCTCACCAAACACGTTCTTCACCGCCTCCACAGGGTCAGCAGGTTTCTGCTCTGCCTGTTTGAACGCGTCCCGCAGTTTTGGTGCGTCCTCGTCGGTGATTGCGTCAAGGTTGACGCCAGCATCTTTGGCTACCTGGTCAGCGTCAATCCCTTTCTTGGTGCAGGCTTCACGGAACTTGGCAACGAAATCTTGCGACACTGGCTTCGGCTCGGCAGGTTTGCGTGGCGTAGCAGCCTGCTCCTCCCACTCCGACTTCGACCACAAGCTGAGGCTGATGCCGAATCGCATTGCTGCGTTGCGTAGGAAGTCTCCAATGAGTTCCTTGTCAAGGTCTGGTTTGTCGTGGCGGGCTGAGCCGACACCCAACCTGGTTTGACCTAGCACTGTGAGCTTGCCCCACATCACAGCCATACCGTTCACCGTGTTGATAGCGGGACGCCCATCGGTAGTCCATGCCACCGGTTCCCATGACCAGTTCGGGTCAACCTCAATCAGAATCTTGGTAATCTCAGCGTGTCCTACGAAGTCGAGGGTAATGCCGCCTCGTGGGAGTTTGCCGACGATAGACGGGTCGGGCACCCCATAGTTGGTGAGGATGTCTTGCAGGTTCATTGGTTGTTCTCCTTTTTCAGTTGGTTGTTGATTTCTTCTATTACATCTGGACGGTTCTCCACGAGCCATAGCCACGCAAGTTTGCGTTTCGTTTGGAGTCGCTGGTTTGCCCGCTTCTGTTTAGCTTTACCTGCGGGTGTGTCATAGTAAGCCTTGTTGTAGGTGGTCATTTGCCTGACACCCTGAACGTGCGTACCGGTGATGACTTGCGATACTTTTCCCACAACGCTGGGTGATCCTTCTGGAACTTCTTGGAGTCGAACGATTCGCGTTGCGTCGTTTTCCATGTGCATACAAGTTCATCTTGGATGAGGCCGTATTCGGCGTCACCCAAGATGGCGCACAGTTCTGCTTTGCACGCATCCTCTGACGCTTCCGCAGCTTTGATTTGCTCCTTGGCTAGTAGCAGTCGCTCGATGGTGGCGAGTGCTGACATTGGGAGTTCGACTTCTTTCTTGGCTGTGCCTTCTGGGTGGCGGTCTTGCACGTGACGGTATTCAAGTACGGCGTCATCGGGCATGATGCCCATGTCGATGGCTGCGAGGAATCGTCGGCACGCCTCAATGTGGGTTTGTTTCTCATCGCTTGACACCGGCTGAATGTGGAAGTGCAGGTCAAGGGTGGAGTCAAACACGACCCACGTAATCTCTGAGACACCGGTGCAGATGGCTTGCTGTACGCCCTGCCAATACCAGTAGTCGGGCAGTTCGCCACGCCAAATCTTGTTCGTCGTCTTCTGCTCAAACACCCTGCCGTCTTTGCTCATTGAGTCAATGGTGGCAATGAGGCGTACGCCTGGTTCGTCCCAGCAGTAGAGGGTTTGTGGTTCGGTGAGTGGATGTCCGAGCAGTTGGGCTGCCCAGTCACGGATCGGTGCTTCAAGGGTGGTGCCTCGCAGCATCGCAGAGTTCTGCTCCTTGGGTTGCGGTGGCGTCTCGGAGAGCAGTTCATTGGCGAGGTCTGCAACGGTGATGAACGGGTGTTGTCCGTGGACTGCGGCGCAAGCTGAGGCTGCGATGCGGGCTTCACCGTTGTCGTTACGCCATCTGACTTCGAGCCACGCGTTTGAACCGTGGGCAGGTTTGTTTATCTGTGTGAGCATTGCTTATCCCCTTTGGTTGTTGTGATTACATTATCCACCATACAGGTGGGGTGTCACAAAGTCAAATATTCCAGTCAGGCTCACCAAGGATTGACACACGCTGCACCATCCCCTGAGGAATGTGCGTCACCATACCCACCGTATCCAACTCCGGTTCTTCACCAGGACACCACGAACAGGTCACCGACACATACCCGTCGAGTAGGTCGGGCCATAGCCAACCGACCGATACGACGTGCTGGGTTTTAGGTTTGTAGTCCTTGGTGTTGATCCAACCGTTGCTGGAATCGAACGCGTCTATCCAATGCACGGCGACCAGCGACCATGGGCAGGACATGGCTACCAGCGTTCCTTTTTGCGGTCAGCAGAAAAGATTGGTGCGTGGAACGTGATGTTGTGTTTCGGTGTCACGACTGCCAACGCCTGCTGTGGTTGCTCAAACTGGAAGTTGTTGATGAACGCATACTCATCGTAACCCTTCAAGCTGCCGTTGACGACAAGGTGTGGGGATGGGAGGTATTGGTGCCAGTGTCCGATCCAAAGTGTCGAAAAATCTTGTCCGGTGGTGAGGTACCGTTGGGCTTTGCGTGCCCGCATCCGCATGATCGGCGGATAGATACCACCGATACCGCCACCGCCAGATACCTGGTCACCGTGGGATAGCAGATGGTTCCACTCGTAGATAGACACCAACGCATCCGTACCCTCGGGGATGTCAAAGGTGACGCGTTTGTCTTTAGCGAAATGCTTCTCGACCATTTTGCCGAGCAGCCAATCGAAGTTTGTTTTGGCTCGCAGTTTCATGCGCGGCTTACGAGACATGCGCCCGTGGTTGCCGACAACGACCGGCACATGGACTTTGCCGAACTCGTTCGCCAACACATCCACAGCCGCAGCCACCTGCTCAGACCAGAACAGGACTGAGGAGATCATGGTGTCCTCGTTGGTTTGGGCTAGTTCTTCGTGGATGTCTCCAGAGAAGATGTCGCCACCCAACATGAGTACCACCCCGTCGTAGTCCACACCGGCAAGGTAGTGGCGTGCGACGTTCACGGTGTTCGTTGCCCACTTGTGGAGACGCATGACCGCTATCTCACGGTTGTATGCGTTCAACCCTTCCACCTCATCGGGGTTCACCACTTCATCAAAGTGGGTGTCTGAGAGCATGAGGAGCAGGGTTGCTGCTGATGGTTTGGGTTTTGCTGGGGTCATCCACTTTGGTGGTTCCAGGCGTGTCTGCTCAACGGAGGACACGATGGATAGGGCACGGTTCGCAGCGTCAAGTTCTTCCCGTATGCGGGTCAACTCTTTCGTTGCGACGTCTCGTTCACGTCGAGCCTTGATGAGGTCAGCTTTTGCTAGTGCCTCGTTATCGTCGGATAGTTCGTCTTTGAAACTCATCGGGTGGCCAACTGACGAAGGTAGTCGCGTCGCAGTTCGCTGATGGTGCCGGTGCCGATGTGGACACCGCGTTTGGCGAGCGCCCTACGCAACGATGCTTGACTGATCTTGGGTTCTTGTAACGCTTCGCAGAACTCGTCAAAGTCTTTCTTGTCAAGTTTCTCTTGTATCTCTGACCACTTGTTGCGGCGAGGGGTGTTGATTTCACCCATCAGTTCGTCCATCATCCCCATGTTGAATCTCCTGTCTTGTAGTGCTTGTGTAACTGGTCGAACACTCGGTCAATCTCTGACTGTTCTTCGCGCTGCTTTCTGCGCACCATGTTCAGGCAGCCGAGGTAGCCGATGGCGTCTCGCGTGTTGTCGGGGACGTTCAGTTCGTTTATCAACTCGTTCGCCAGACGAGACAGTTTCATTGACACCATGAACATAATGCCTTCTTCTGCGCTCAGGTTGATTCCTGTGATGGCACGGAAGATGTCTACTGTGCGTGAGTAGTCCTCTAGCGGGTGGTCGTAATCGTTTTGGCGTTGACCGGTGATGAGGTTGTATGCCTCACTTATGATCTCCGCGCCTGCGGTTGCTGGTTCCATGTTTCCCCTTTGTGAGTTGTTCGGTTTTCTCAATCAGGTTCCACAGCTCGTCTTGATCTCCGACGCCTGGATAAACCTTCCTAAGAAACTTTGCTAGTTGCTTCAACTCCATTTTGGTGAACTGTTCGCCCATTGTCAAGTATCCCCTCCGAGGCATGTGAATCTAGGTGGCTGGTGAGCCGTTCGTCAACTCGGTCCACTTTGTCTTCGACTCGCATCTGGGACTTGCGTAGCACCTGCAACAGGCCGACAACGATCTGGTGGTCGGTATGGTTTTCCTTCTTGAATTGTTGGAGGACTGCGACGATAATCCCGCCGACCGCCGTCACGACGGCAGCAAGGACAAGCGCCCAACCCCCGTCCACTATGCCTCAGCAGGCTTGTTTGCTAGCCACTCTTTGACACGTGTAGGGGCATTGTCACCGGCGACATAACGCAGATGCCATGGCTCGGACTGGACTTCCCATGAGAAGCCGAATGACTGTGCGTGTTTGAGTAGCCACTCCAAGCGTTTGCCGCTGGCGTTAGCAATATCAACAGCAATACCAAGGTTATGGTTGGAGGTCCCTGGGACCGCCATTGGTGCTACGCCTTTTTTGAGGTACCACGCTTTGTTTTTGTAGATGCGCGGCGTTTGCTTGAGGAGCTTTTTGTTCGGCTTGTCTGTGTACCTTTGGTAGAAGCCGTACTCTTGGGTTTCGAGGGAACGGTACGTGTCGGCTTGGCTGGTTGGGGAGAGGTCGATACCGTCGGCGTTGGCTGCTGCGTCCATTGCTTCGTATGCGTCAGCCGCACAATGATGGAGTTTGCCTTTGCCTTCAATACCGCGAAGGAGCGACGGATCGAGTTCACCAGGTTTTACCCCTTTCAGGTGAGAACACAGTTGTACTTTGACTACCGGATATTTGTCGGGCATTACTTCTTCCCGAACGCCTCTTGGATTTCTTCACTGGTCAACTCGCCGTCAGTTGAGGCGGAGGCAAGCTTTTGGATGACCTGAACAACAGCCATGAACCCTGCGAGCAATGCAGACTTGGCTACCGAGACGCCGATTACGGCGCCACCGGTGACTGCTGGGAGGGCGTTGGCGAGGAACAGGGAGAACAGGCGTTGTCCCAAGTCCAAGAACTTGGCGACGGTTGCGTTGGCTTTGAGCATGATGTCAGTCATCTTTCCCCCCTGTGAAGGTCAGGACTGAGTGTAGCACCAGTGCTACGCCTGTGATCCAGAGAGCTTGACGCAATGTTGGACCCGAGAGGGTGATAAGTACTAGCCCTGTGCCGGCTAAGGTCCACGAGTTTTCGGTGATGTAGTCCAGTATGCGTTTCATTATCGGCGTATCCTAGTCGCTCCTGCGGCGGTGATGGCTGCGCCGATGGCGATGAGGGCGCGGCGTTCTCCGACGGGGATGTTGGAGCCTGTCGGAATATAGTCATCCAGTCCTTCTTTGAAGATGTCTACCTTCTCCTCGAACGCTTCTCTGACTTCGGTGGGGGCGTCTTGGACTACGGCGACCAGTTCCGCCACCTGTGTCTCGTCCAATGTGCCGAGGTCGAGGGCTTCAAAGATTGCTTCGGCTTCTTCGCTGCTGATCGTGGCAAGCACCTCTGGGCTGCTGGCTAGGGCTGCCGCTTGGTCCGATGTCGGTTCCTCGGGTATGGTTGATTGTGATGATTCTTCTTCTGTTTCCGGTTCTGGGAATGTTTCTTCTGGTGTCGTTTCTGTTTCTAGCGTTGTTTCGGGTTGAGGCATTTCAGGCTCGGTTGTCGGAGGAGTCTCAGGAGTTGAGTCCTGTGGCTCGTCGTCTTCTGGCTGAGGAGGCGTGCTGTCAAGGGGAGGCGCTTCCTCCTCGACAGGTTCCGTAGTCGTTGTAGTTTCTGGCTCGGGTTCTGGTTCGGGTTCGGGTTCTGTGGTGGTGGTTGCTGGCGGCACATAAACAGTCGTCGTCGTAGTCGTCGTAGTAGTTGTGGTCGTGGTTTGTTCAGTGGTTGTCGTAACCAACTCTGTGGTCGTGGTGACAGGCTCAGTCGTAGTCGTCTCAGGCAGTGTCGTCTCAGGCAGTGTCGTCTCAGGAATGGTTGTCTCCGGCACGCTAGTTGTGGGGATCGTGGTGGTTGGTGGGGTGGAGGTTTGAGTAAACGCCTCATCAGGGACGATGGCCCAACCTTCGTTGTCAATGTTCCAGGCGAGCATGTAGCAGCTTCCGCCTCCCCATTCGAAGAACCAGCCGTCTAACGGATACGTGCCAGCCCCAACATCAAGGCTGACTTGCTGGCTCCATGAGCAGCCTTTGATGTCCCATGTGCCGAACTCGGTGTCTGCGATTTGTATGGTGCCGCCGTCGTCGGCTGCGACCATGAACTGAATCGTGTCGTGTTCGGGGAGGGTGATGAATCCTGTGTAGTGAACCATAAAGAGGTCGTAGCCGCAGTCTTGGAATGGTTCGCCGTTGAAGTTGCGGTTGATGTTGTTTTCTGTCTCTGACCCGCAGGTTGGGTAGAGGTCGTCTACGCGGAGGGGGATGCCTGTCGGTTCATAGGTGTAGCCAACGGCGTTGAGTCCTGGTTGTGCGTCGGCTTTGGCTGGGGCAGCGAGCGCGAGGATTGCTGCTGGCAGGAATATCAGCCATCGAAGGCTGTTATTCGGACGCATCCTCAACAACAGGTGCTAGGAACACGTCATTGGCTGCATCGTAAATGTCGCCAATGGTTGCATACTTTCCCCTGAATGGGGTTTTGCCAAGACGATGTTTGCTATTGGTTTGCGTAACACCAATAGGTTCACCGCTGGCATCGTAAATTGTTTCGCCGTCATAGTACGTGTTGTACGAAGTGCGTTTGCAAATCAAACCAGGGCGTTTGCTTGCGTAATAGGTTTCCCAATCGTTGATTCCGCCAGTCGTGTCTGTTTCGTCACGCCCGACGATGACTTCAACAACTACGTTTTCTGAGTTGATAAATGCGTAATGTGCCATAGTTAGAACTTGATGTTTCCTGTTCCCGCAGTGAACGAGTAGACACGGTAGCCAGCCCTGCTACCTGTGCTAACCGAATAAGTCAAACCAACATCAATGGTCTTTATCGGACCAAACGTGCTTGGGTAAGCAATGATGACAACACCAGATGCACCGTTAGCACCTCCAGGGGTTGTGTTTCCGTTCGAGCCGCCACCGCCACCGCCACCAAGGTTGGCTGCGCCTGAGCCGCCAGATGCTGCAGTGGTCGTGTCTTTCCAGCCGCCTTCACCGCCCTGCGCTCGCGTTACTGATGCACCAGTGATGGAAGATGCGCTACCTGCACCTTGCGCTCCGCCAGCGGGGTTGCCGCCGTTGCCACCAGCGCCACCGGCACCGCCGCCGCCACCGCCTGTTTCTTGACCGTTGTTATTGAGGCCGCCGTTGTTGCCTTGACCGGCAGTTCCAGTGCCACCTGTTTTGCCTGTTGAACCACCACCACCTGATCCACCGTTTTCGCCAACAAGGTTTCCGCCGCTGTTGCAACCACCGCCACCGCCTCCGCCTGTTGCGGTGACACTGCTAAACACTGAGTTTGTGCCGTTGCCGCCTGATAGCCCAGAGTTGTTGGCTCGACCCGCGCCGCCAGCGCCAACGGTCACCGTCAAATTGGTGCCTGATGTGACCGCGAAAGATGCGCTTGTTAGGTATCCGCCTGCGCCACCACCGCCACCTGCTCCGTTGGTGTTGCGTTGTCCGCCGCCACCACCTCCGCCAGCAAGAATCAGATACTCAACCTCTTTCACGGTCTGTACGCCTTGCCAAAGTTCGTTGATTTGCCCTGCCGAAGAACGCCTTGTGCGTGGCGCAAGCGTTGTCGCCAACGACTGCCCAGAACGGTTCTTGATGTAGTCAGGCATCGCTCACCTATGCGGTGATGCGGTTCACATAACCGAAAATGTTGATAGCACTAGTCGTAGCAGCAAAAGCGGCAACAACCAACGGAGTCGCATTGCCTTTGATAATCAGACCAGGCACTATCAGATACAAACCTGATTCGGCAGGAACAGTGAACTCCATGATGTCGCCACCAGCAGTTGCGCCACCCCACTCAATCGTCAACTTGCGGTCAGTCGTATCATAATTCGCTGCATACAACCAAATCTCATCAACCGTTGTTGCTGTAGACGAACCAGTATGAACTGTTTTTCCTGGCGTCGCATCATCGTTGATGTGGATACCACGACCATCCGTGGAACCGCTGAGAGGAATCTTGCTGAATGTTGCCATGTGTCTCCTATGTTAGCCGAAGATTTGGGAAGATAGTACGAACTGGTCGTCATGGGCAATCCCAGCCACCAATTTGGCGACAGTTACCGCACCATCAGCAATATTGGCAGTAGCAATAGTCCCCCACGACGGGTCAGTGCCATTAGATTTCAACACCGTATTCGCCGCACCGACAGCCAAACGCGTCGGGTCCACCGACGAGTTCATCGTCAACAAATCACCGCGAGCCGTCATCGCAGACGTGAACTGATTTGCCTCATCCGCATCATCCGCCGTGAACACGGGGTAGATGGTTGCACCAGAAGCGTGAGATTGGGCGGTTGTGTCGTCTTGTGCGCGGGTCAACGTCAACACAGAACCAGAAATCGTGGCTCGACACTTCTCCTCAGAAGCAGTCCCAGGACTAATAACAACAAAGAACGGAACACCTGCCGTTGAAGGCCAGCCTGTAGTCGCAGCCAACGTAGCCGACGTGTCACCAGACGCCAAAGCGTTCGTAATCGTCGTCTGCGCCGCCGCGCCCTTGTACTGTCTACGAGTTACTGCTGCCATCGGCTCATCATCTTACACTACGCATAACCACAATAGCCGTACCCTCAAAATCGTTCGTTCGATGGGCGTTCACCAACTGGGCTATCCGCATCTGCACATTCTCAACCACCACCGCAAACGTCTCCTCGTTCTCCTGATAGGTCACCACCCGAGGGTTCTCCACCAAATCACGCAAATAGCCGAGTTCACGGTCCACATCCTGCCAGTATTCCCGTCCGTTGATAGACAGCTTGTGGTGCATGATGAGGGGGACGGAAAAGATTTGGGATCGTAGCGGGGCGGCATAGGCACGAGCCATCCAACGGGTAAGGGTTGGACCGGTGCTGGTAACGGCGTCACGGTTGAGGGTCACTTTGATTTCGGCTTCGAACACCTTGTCTTCCAACCCGTCAAACGTCTTCTCCTTCACATTCGCCGTAGTCAGGGTGGCAAAGTCAAAGAAGTCTCCGCCGTCTGATGCCACCGACATGGTGACCGAACCCTTCAACGGCAAGCAACGCAAGTCAAGTTTGGGGATGAACTTGGCGTCCGGTACACCCCAACGGTAGATACCTGATCGTAGATAGCCCGAGGCGACCAGGTTCGTGGCGTGGGGTGTGAACACGCCGACACCTGAGACGGTGAAGAGTGGCTTGTTTTGAAACTCGTGGATTGACTGCACCGTACCTTGTGCGGTGGCCATCAGATCGGTTGCGTATGCCGGCTGGTTTGGGGAGATGAATACGGAGATGTCCATGCGTCCGATGCCTGTGGAGGTGGAGTCAAAGTTGGACCATGAGAAGTAGACGTATTGACCGATGCCTGCCATCGCTCCGACTGCTGCACCTGTTTGTACGAGTGGTCCGACGGTGAGGTTGCCGTCGGTGTCCGACGAGCAGAAACGAAATCCTGTGGTCGTACCCAGGATGATGTAGCCGAGGTAGCCGTAGATGGATTGGACGATTTCTCCGAGGGGTAGTTCGGCGGCTGCGGTTGGGATGGCAAGTGCTGTGCCATCGGCTTGGATTTGCGTCTTGTAGATAATGCTCGTATTGCCTGCGTAGCCCGCGGCATAGATGTGGGTTTGTCCAGCAGCGAAACCGACCCACGTCCAGTTCGTGTTCGGATGCGTATAGAGCGCAGTCGGGTTGTTGGCTGATGAACCTGCCGCGGTGGTGATGTTCCAAATCTTGCGCTTATCGGTACCCTGCCCAGCGACCATCAGACGCCCCCTGACGTAAGCCAGGACTCCAGCCTCAATACCGGTAATGTACGCCGAAGAAGTAGAGATGCCAGCGTTCGTCTGGTCAATGTCGCCGTTGGCGTACGAGTAGAACACGTTGTAGCCGTCAGACGTAATCGAATACAGGTTTGATGTTTTGGTACCTGTCACCGTTGTGACCGTCACGAAATCGCTGGTGTACTTGACGCTTTGTCCGTCTGTCCCATAGAGGCGACCGTCAGCAGTCACTGCGTACAGATTGGTTCCGGAAGTCGGGTACACATTGGACGTGTCGCTCAGCAACGACAGACGACCCTTGGTCCACGGGTCCACACCCTTGCTTGAATAGAACCTGTACGCCTCAGCGTCAGCCGTATCCGAATACTGTTGCCCCGCACCGTAATGCCACGATGACTGCGAACGACGCCACAAACCCTGCGGGTTCAACGCCGACTCGCCAGGTTCCGTTGACTGGTCAACCGAATCACGAACACGCGCATCAAACTGGCGACTAAACTCATTCGCCTTCATATCCAACATGTATGGGCGCCCGTTGATCGCAACAGGGAACACATCAGGAACGAGCTGTGTCGCACCCGTACCGGTGTAGAAACTTGACGCAGGTTTGAAAGCGTCTTTGAAACGCGTCAGCGTAGCCATCGGCTACTTCCTAAACTTGATTGGGTACTGCGCCTTCAAACGCCCAGCCTCAGCGATAACACGCTCACGACGCAACCGTTGAATGTTCGCAATCGAGTTCGCAACCGCACCAGCCTGCACCTCATCAGGGCGACGAGTATCCCCCTGCGACTCAGTAAAGTTCCGTTTGATTTCACGGCCAGCCATCAAACGCATCACAACACCCATCTCCACAATGTCATCACACGTCGCAGGCAAAAAACAATCAGTCGTCAAATCCGACGACTCTGAACTGGCACGAGTAAAAGGAGCTTTGTAGCGCACACGTACCGTGCCAGCCATCACCGGCTCATCAAACACGAGCGTGTTCCCTGACGCGAAATCGGAGGTCGGCAAACCAGTCTGCAAACGCACGTAACTCAACACGGGATGGTCGTCAGCCAAATAACGCAGACGCACATCCAACAACTCCAAAATCGTTCCCGACCCAGTAATGTTGATTTGGCGATCCGAACCGTTGTACGTCAAATCAACGCTCACCACACGAAACAAACCGTTCGCCGTAGAAGACAAATCATCAAGGTCTGCGTTCAACGCATCCAACATCTGTGCCCGAGGGAACCGTGGGCTGAGCGTTACTATCGCTCCCGAAGCGTGGGATGTCGCAGTCGTGCCTGCATAACCGCGTTCGACCGTAAGTGTTTTCGTCGCAGGGTTCGCATCCCAAACATAGAAAAGTTCTGATCCGACCTCGAATACAGAACCAGTACGAAGGCCGCCAACATCGTAAGAAGTGACAACACTCGTGTCACCACTCGTGAGACTTGCAGCCAACTTGTTGCGTTCTTCAACGACCCCTGCCAACATCTGCCGCGAAGCCCTGTTCAGGACCGTCGCAACCGTAGTCATCTAGTAGACGTACCCTCCGTACCCTGGGAACGAACCTGCTTGTGCTTTCGCAGAAGACTTCATCGTGCGCTTACCCTTCTTGCGTTTCGGGGCAGGACGATACTCCTTAGCGGGAGCGCCTTTCACGGAAGACTTCTTGTTCTTTGGAAGTGGCATTACTTTTTCTTCTTGCCTGACTTCATTTTCTTGCCAGTCTTCTTCGCTTCAGCCTTCGCCATAGCCATACCCTTTGCGGTGTATGAGAACTCTTTCTTTCCAACTTTCGGCATAAAACTCCTGTCTAGTAGTTGGCTAACACCTTACCACTTAGCAGTCCCACTTACGTAAAGCCAAAGCCTTACGCGTTGGACGACCCTTGCTGTCTTTCATCGGGCCAGGCATCCCACCCATGCGGGCACAAAAGGATCGGCGTCGAGCAGCAGCTTTCGGTGACCGTTTCGCTTGAGCAGCCGACACAGGCGGCTTCAGATTCATACCCTGACGTTTAGCAGACGCACGACCCTTAGCGTTCAAACCACCCTTCGGGTCTTTACCTTCTTTGCGTTGCCACGCCGGAGTCTTAGCCATTACGTTTCGCCCACGCGTTATCAACAAGATTCGGATACGGGCGACCAGCATCAGCGGCACGTCGCTTCGCAGCAGACTTCTGCTTCGGACTCAACGGCTTAGATTTCTTGTTCGGATTCTTTTTGTCCCAGAACGCTTTCTTACTTTTTCTTTGCACGGCGAGCCTCCGACAATGCGATAGCAACAGCCTGCTTGCGCTTGGTTACCTTTTTACCTGATGACGACTTCAGCGTTCCACGCTTATATTCGCCCATAACTTTTTTGACTTTGTTCTTTTTCATGGTTGTCCTTTGTCGATATAGCCTGCGTGCCACAATACCTCAAACACGCCTTCGGATTCAACATACTTGACCCCAGGGGAGAAACGGAACTCCTTGCCGTTGACCGATGCATCGGTCGCCCGATTCACCTCAAACTGTACTTTGCAATCAATCGGCACAAACTTGTGGTCCGTCAACAAGTGGCCCTTGGGTACGGCAGCAGCAAGTTTCTGGGATGCTTTGAGCCACGAGAACTCGGTAACTGCCGCATCCCGTTTTGATGCCGCCACCTGTTTTGCTGCCTCAAAATGGTTGTAGTGATAGGTAATCATTTCCGCTAGGGCGTGCGGGTCGGATTCGTCCCAGCGTCCAGGGCCACCCGATGCAGACTTCCAGTGCGGTAGGACGTCAAGGGCGTGATGGGCGAACTGTGCCTGCCCAGACGTAGCGGTAATGATCGTGGGTTTGCCGCAAGCTATGGCTTGCAACGGAATCAGTCCGAACCCCTCACCTCTTGATGGGCAAACCCACAGGTCGGCTTGGTTGAAGAACTGCAACTGGTCGTCTTGGCTCATCCAATAACGATGGAACTGGACTTCCGGCATTGTGTCTAGTGGCGGGTTGTCACGTGCGTGCGGGGCAAGTTTGATGTGGAGTTCGTGGTCAAACTTCAGGAGTCGGCAGGCTTGAACGAGTATGTCCAACCCTTTACGTTTCCACAATGAGCCGCCGCCGTGGATGCGGAACCGTTTATTCGGCTCAGTCGCCACAGGATGCCACATGTCCCCATCCACCCCCAGCGGCACATACGACACGTTCAAATGATGCTTGGAAAACAACTCGACGTTATGTTCGCAGGGGACGATTATCTGGTCGTATTGCGGTATCCACGCTATGAACCTGTGGTGTAGGACGTCCGTTTCCCACATCGTAAAGTTGACTTTCCATTGGCCTTCCAAAAATCCTTTGGTTGCAAACGGAACCCCCATGTGGATTGCGACCGATGCCCGTTCATCTAACTTCACACCTTTAGGGATGTGGTCTAAGAATCCATTTACCATTGACCCGTACCCGAATCTGCCGTCGGTCAAACCGTGCCAATGCTGATAGTTCACGGCATCCGAAGGGTGAGCATCGTTGTTGAAATCTGTTTGGTGTACGGCACATAGGCAATCTGGATGTCTCGGTCACGCAGCCATGCGTCATCCCAACCCATCTGCGTGTTGTAATCCCGCTGCTGCCAATCGTCACCGACGACGACATAGTTTGGGCGCACCGAATCAACAATCATGCGAGAGTCTGCCCCACCCCAGTTGATGACAACCTCATCCACGTAGCGGCACGCTTCAACGACAGCGAAACGTTCCTCCAGCGTGCAGATGGGTTTCCGTTTGTATGACTCTGCGAATGAATCCGTATTCAACCCCACCGTCACCGTGCCTGTACCGGCGATCTCTCGACATTGGCGCAACAAGTTCACGTGACCCAAATGGAACAAGTCAAACGTGCCACCTGTGTACACATCAAAATGGCGTGGCGACCACGCACCCGAATGAAAGATTTCGGTCATGCGTTCGTATAGTTCCAGTTGTTTGCATCTTGCATTGTGAATGGGATTTGATTCCCGACACGTAGACGTAACGCTGCTAGGTACATGTTCATTGAGCGAGTGAAATATGGGAACGGGAATGGATGCCCACGACCTACCCGAACATACGGCTGGTTGGCGACGGTGGTGGTATGGGCGTTGATGCCTGCCCAACACATGACGTTGCGCGTGTCTAGTCCTCTGATGCCTTGCGCGGCGTCAAGGATTGCTGTGCGCCACACATTCATTGAGCAAAGCGTGGAGGCCACGACCATAGATTTGTCTTGAACGCTGTCCATCCAATCGGCTGTAGTTCCATCAAAACCGAACGGCACTTCACCGTGCTGTTCCCCCACGTGAACGATTCGGTCTTGTCCTTGCATCATGTCAAGGGTTGCTTGAATTGCACCTGGAAGCATGATGTCATCGTCTCCGAAGACCCACAAGTAGTCGTCGTTGGTGACGTTGATGGCTCGTAGACAGTTGCCGTCTGCCCCAACATTGAGATAGTTGTGGCTGTAAAGGATGCGTGCGTCTTGGCAGTATCGGCGGGCTGATTGTTCGGGGTCGTTGTCCGAAACAATCACTCGACAATCCTGGGTCAACTGCGGCAGGATGGATGCGAGGCAGTCAACGAGTTCGGGGCGTTGAAACGTGGGGATATAGATAGTTAGCCGCATCAGTCAACCGTTTTTTCAATACGTGCAGAACCGTCAATCTTTATTGGTTGCCCACCAGTTTTGCGTATCCGTTTGTATGCGTCCATGTCTTTGCCCCATTGTTTTTCTTTTTCGCTCAACGCGGAAACATTGTGGCGTGTCGGCATCGCCGTGCCAGACATTCGGACATGGCTGATGCGACACGCAAAACAGCCTTCAACGTCGAGTGTCGGGTGTGTTTCTGCGTGTTTCATTTTCCCCTACGAAATGTATGCGCCGTAACCTGCCGCAGTAAGACTAACAACCTCATCAGCCGACACTTGATTATCTGTCCCACCCCAATACACCTTGGCAATCGTCGCAATCTCATTCGGTTCGTTCTCGGTGTAGGTGCCGTTGGTAAGTAGGAACACGTTCCTACCGCGAGGTTCGGCATCGAAATGGCGGAACAACGAATACGCCAGTCGTACCTCTTGGGAATCGAACTCCTTGGGTGGGATACCCAACACTAGGAAGTCGTCGGTTGGTGGTCTAAAGATGCTCACGAGACGTAATCACCATAGCCTGCCGCAATCAGGTCGGCCTTCTCCTCGGCGGTCACAAAGTTCTGGGAACCGCCGTAATAAATCTTGGCAATCAACGAATAGTCCCTCTGCTCCACCGTCGTATAAGAACCATCAGTCAATTTGTAGACGTTGCTACCGGCATAGGTGGGTTCGGCGTAGCGGAACAGGCGGCCAGCAATCGACATGTCGTGGCGATCTGCTGGGGCAATCTCGGTGGTTGCGGGTGGGCGGAACAGCAGCAGTTTGACTGTGGTGGTGGATTGGCTGCTGGTGCCTGAAGCTGTGGCGGTGCGTTGTGCGACACGAGCCGACACAATCTCCCTGCCACCCGTACCTGATGCTGAGGCGGTACGGAAACGGGTAATGAGTTTGACGACCAGCGAACCGCCTGTACCGGTGCCTGTAGCGGTGCGTGGTGCGATGTGCAGTTGGCTGACACTCGATGCGCCAGTCCCCGAAGCGGTGCCCATACGTGCGCGGGTAACCGCACCCGCAGCCGTCTGGGTGCCTGTGCCTGCGGCTGTGGCGGTGCGTGGCACGATACGAAGCCCTGTGGCGGTCTGGGTGCCCGTACCTGAGCCAGATGCGGTGAAGGCGCGGGTGACCACGCCAGACGCGCTAGAAGCCCCTGTGCCTGCGGCTGAGGCTGTACGTGGTGCGATATGCAACCCGACAGCACCACTCCCTGTAGTCCCTTGACCACTCGCAGTAGCGGAGCGTGGGACGACACGCTCACCCTCAGCGGTCTGCGTACCTGTGCCAGCGGCGAGTGCCGTGCGCTTAGCAACCAGCACCGTAGTAGTCGATGATGCACCTGACCCTGAACCTGTCGCAGTACGCAGCGATAGAACTAGACGTTGCGCAGTTGACGACCCTGTACCTGCTGCTGAAGCAGTACGGTCAACGACGACTAGACCGCGATAGAAACCTTGCGTCGTCTTATAAGGGGAAGCGAAATAGACGACCTTGCGGTACGTGTAATTCGGTACTTCCTCAAACTCTCGAAACCCAGGAGAGTCGGTGAACCCGAAACTGAAATCGGTGACTCCAGTAGCCATATGGCTACCTCACCTCAATCCAATGTCAGCGTCAGCGAAGTGATCTGAAAAGTGTCACCAGCAGTCACCGCAGCAGACGACGACAACGCGCCAGTCCACAAACAGTTACCGGCAGTGGAGTTATCCCACAGCGAAAAATGCGAATAGGTTTCCGTGGTGGAAACGTTCGTCCACTCAACGGTCGCAGACGACGCCATCGAACCAGACGATGCAGCAGAGAACGTGACTTCCTCACGGGTTGTCTCTGTGGCTGCGTTGCTCGTGCCCGCTTCACCAGGGTCACCGGTGTGCAGCTTCACGTAGACGTTGCTCACCGAGAACGATTGAGCGCGAAGGGTATCGAGCAGTTTGTTCTCTGCGTAGTTAGAAATCGACATCAGTTACCTCGCGCAAAATGATAGCAGAAAAAACGAAGGAGGGGTGGCCGACCAGGGGAACGTCGAACCACCCCTCACAATCGTTGACTGAACTGGTTAGTTCAGTTACGCGCCGAGCGAGGACGCCGACTCAATGCGACGCAGCGAAGCCTCGCGGAATCGTGCGTAACCGCCGAGCCAGTACCAGCCGACCGGCTGGAAGCGCTGGAGGACGTCCACCACTGGACCGCGCACAACGCGTGGGAACGCGCCGTTGCCATCCACGATGCTGTGCGCCTTGGCGAGTGCCTGACGGCCTGCGATGTGCGTGCAGTACACGTCCACCGTTGCCGACGAACCCGTCGAAGAACCAGAGCCATCCGAGGCGTTCTCAAAAATCTTCGCACGTGGCGTCTCAATGAAACGCACACCTTCGAAGGCTCCGATTTCGCCGTTGTAGATGTTTGCTGGATCGCTGTACACGTGTGGGTCACGCCACGAAGCCACGCCAGTCTCCGAACGAAGGTCGTAGCTCACGTCGGGGTGAATGTAACCCATGTACATTCCGTTGAACGAAACGGCGTTTGCCTTGCGGAGAGCAGCAACAACGCGACGAACATCGTTCGCCTCGATCTTGTCTTCCGGCTGAACCGTCGCACGCGACGTTGGGGTGCCAGTTCCGCCGCCACCGTACACCACGTGGGTGCCAGCCGACAACACATCACGGATCACTCCGTCGATGCTGATACCGGCGTTGTAGCCGACGAGGTTTGCGGCTGCCGCATCCACGTCAAGGAACGACGTGCCACGCAGCTTGGCGGTCGTGTTGACCGCGTTGCCGTATTCCTCAAGGGTCACTTCAATCTGGGAGTCACCCATCACCACTGGGGTGACGTCGGTGTCCTCAGTCAAGGTGCTGGTCTTCTCGCTCAGGTCATTGAAAATGGTGAACTTCACCGATGATCCTGGCATTGCTTGTGCGACTGGCATCACGTCTGCAACCGCGTCGAACAAAAGTTCGCTGCGGAGTGCGAAGTACGCAATCCTGTCAAATGCAACCTGGTCTGTGAGCAGGTTGCTCGTTTGTGTCTTGGTCATTTCCTGTGGTTCTTTCTCCCACAGGTTTATGCCCGTGGGCTAGATGTTTTCTGCTTCTTGTCTTGCTTGAGCCAAAATCTGCATGACCTCTTGCTCGTTACGAGCCTGGTTGATTTTGGTTGACCAATCGACCACAGGATCACTTGACTCACCGGCACGTTGAGCCTTCGTAATACGGCTCCACGCATCAGCCTCAGATTTGGCTTGCGCCGTCTCTGCTGCTTTCGCGATGAGATTCGCTTCCTCCGCTGCTAACCGGATTGCCTCTGGTGTTACTTCACCGTCGTAGCCTTTTACGAAATACTTCGAAACAGGATTATCCATTGGGACTCCTGCTTTGATGAAAGCCATTTCGCGTTTGACTGCTTCGGCTTCCGCAATCTGTTTCTTCAGCTCTGCGGATTCCTTTTCCAGTAGACGCATCCGTGCCCGCACGGGGTCTTTCGGTGCCTCGTCAACATTGTCGTCTTCGAACTCGTGGACATTGGACATTGGCTCACTCCTTTACCCACACCAGGTTGGAGGTTCCTGGTGGCTGTGTCTGATATGACAACTACCAGAGTAGCAGTATGACTACTTTTGTCAAGGGGGTGCTATTGGGCCATGCCTGCACCGGTTTCAACGGTGCGGGAGGTGGCTCCTGTGGTGCGTGCGAATGATCCGCCGCCAGCGAACTCTCCGATGCGTTGGGCTTTGCGACGTTCAATTTCTTGTTGTGATGCGATGTCGAAGCCGAACGCTGCCCCAACCTTTTGTTCTTGGGTAAGCATCTGTTCGCCGGTCATTTCGCTATACAAGCCGGATAGTTCACCGACCTGTTGGAACACTTGTTGGGCTTGGGATGGGGTGTAGCCACGGGCAATCAGGTCTTCTGCGGTGGTGGCACCGAGTTGGAAGCCTGCTTGTTCGCGGGCGCGGGCAGCAATCTGGGCGGCTTGGGCTTGGCGGGTGAGGACTGGGGCGCCTTTGGCTGGGTCTAGGAAGTAGCCGACGAGTTCTTTTTCTCCGACGTCGTAGAGGCTTTGCATCTGGCGTTTTACTTCTGGGTCGGCTTCGGCTACGAGACGGTATCCCTGGTTGATTCGTTCTTGAAGTTCAGCATTGGAGACGTCGCCTTCGATGAGTTTGCGGAAGTCGTCTGGTTCGTCGTAGGCACTGAACATTTCTGGGCCGAGGTTTCGGCGTAGGGTTTCTCGATACTGTTCTTCCAACCCGATGTAGGTGGCTGGATCAAGTTCGGGGAGTCCCTTTTTGGCGCGTGCTTCGTTGGCTTTGAAACGGGTGCGGAACGTTTCGGTGTCACGCAACTGGAACAAGATGGCGTCTCCGTCGGTGATGCCGCGAGCAATGGCGTCACGGACGTTGCCTTCCAATGCGCCCAAACCGTAGCTGTTGAGTAATTTTTGTAGTTGGGCAAAAGCGTCGGTACGGCGTTGCTGGGCGGCTGCTGCTTCAGCGGCTTGGGTTGCGGCAAACTCGGCTGCGCGCTGTTCTCGGTCCAAACGGGCGATGCGTTCTGCTTCTGTTTCTCGTGGCTCAGTCGGCTCAACAGGTCGTTCTGCTTCCACACCCAACGCTGCCCGTAGCGCAGCAGCCTGCTCTGGGGTTTGGTTAGCCAACGCCTCATCAAGATAACGACGCAACTCAGGCGACTCAATAGGGCCAAGTGGTACGTTGCTCATTTACGGAACCCGAAAGCCTTCTCCAAAGTAGACACAATGCTAGACACCTCTTGCTCAGCCTGCGGCGTGAACTGATAGCCGTACCGTTTATCTGACTTGATTTTGAACAACCAGTCATTCAACGACAACTGGCCCTGATCCTTACTGCCGAACGCTTCAGCCCACTTCGGATCATTCACCCAGTCAATCTCAGACGGGTCCACCCCGAGAGTGCGCGCAGCGTAAGCCTTGTAGTTGTAGAAGATGTCTTCCAAAGAAACACCGGCATCTATCTGGTCCGCAAGGTGACCGTATTGGCCTTTTGCAGTGCGTTGAGCTTTCTGCAAAATGGAGTCCTCGGTAACCATCATCCCGTTGTATGGGGTGTTTGTCAATGCGGCTTTTAGTTCGGCATCAGATACGACATACCCGTATGCTCGACCAGCGTTGCGGATACGGTCAGCAATCTCTGATTGCATCGCAGTAGTCGGTTTCGCACCATACGCATAGTTGTAGACCCCAAACTTGAGGTCGTCGCCAGACCAACCTTTGCGGGCTGCGTCACGGGCAACAGCATCAAGTTGTGCGGTGTCCAACTGAAGATCGGCGTATTGTTTGGTTATCTCGTTCTTTTTGACGCGAATCAGTTCGGCTTGTTTTGCTGGGCTGAAATCAAATGCTTGTTCGGCTTCGCTTGTGCGCTGACCGTACTCCGTGAGTTCGATGTCTCGTCGTAGAGATTCTTTTTCTGCATCTGTTTCAATCAAACCATAGGCATCTTCGATTACGCCTTTTTTTATGATTTCTACGACGCCTGATCCAAAATAGTCAACGAACTGTTGTTCTTTTTCTCCGCCATCAAAACTGGCTGCAAATTGTGGGAACAGGGTGCGGATTTCTGCTCGCAGCGCGTCGGTAATTCCCATCGGACCAGTGCCGGCTACCGCTTTCTTCTTTTTCTTTGTGGTCGTTGGCGGAGTTGCACCACCACCGCCAGTGCCACCAGTCTGTTCAGTGGTTGGTTCAGTTACGGGTTCCGTGGTTACTTCACCCGTTGGTGCCGAAACTACGGTGGCGCGTTCACCGGCACGCAACTGTGTACGAGCCGCGGCAACCTGACCAGGAGTTCCGCCAGGAGGAAGCACTGTTGGCTGGGTAGTGGTTCCAGTCAACGAATCCAATGTTGCTTGTGCTTGTGCCAAGTTTTGTTCTGAAGCGGCAAGTTCTTTTTCGCTGATGTTGCCTTTTGCAAAAGCGTTCCGGTTTCGGTCCAAGATTCCTTTGAGGTCTTCAACCCGTGATTTGGCTTGTCTGATTTGGGTTTGGGTATCGGCAAGAATCGAGCCAGCTTGCTGCTCGGCTTTTTTCTCTGCCGCCACTTCTTTCTTCAGGCTAGGAATCAGTTGGTCACGCAACTGAGTCAGCGTATAAGTTTTACCTTTGTAGGTGTACGACTTTACGGTTGGATCGTTGAGCGCATCTTGCGCCTTCTTCAGTTCGTCCTGTGCAGCCATCAGCCACCACCCAAGATTTCAAGAATACGACCAACACGCATCGCGGCAGCACGATTCGGGTCAATACCAGCAACCTGCATCTGTGCAGCAGTCTGCACCGAAGGAGAATCCTGCGACGAAGCAGCACGCTGACGCTGCTGATTCTGAATACCAGCAATAGCCTGCTGCAACTCGGTCTTCGTCAAATTGCGACCCAACTGACGGAACGACTCCTCACGCAAATAGACGCCCAAATCCTCAGCAGACGTAACACGCACACCAGCACCACCACCAACACCCTGCGTTGCTGGCATCACCGTAAGTTCTGCATACAACGGTTCCCACGTCACACCGCGAGAGTTCGCGTAATACAACAAGTCTTCCATCGCTTGCAAATCTTTCGACTCGAAACGGGTGCCGGCAAGTGCTGTTGCGGAAGGTTTGCCGTTGGTGCCATAGAAACCTCGTGACGCCAACAGATTCAACACGGCACCGCCAACAGCAGTACCAGCAATTTTGCTCAACTCGACACGAGCATCTTTGGTTGGGTCGTATGGGCTGCGGGCGATGTTGCCGTTTTGGTCAACGAGAAGATGGCCTCCGTAACGCATCGGGCGGTCAACCGATCCGCTACGGCGAATGTCGGGGAACGCAATCTGTTCCAACCCTGGTGCGATACCGGTAACCTTGCGAGTTGCGTAAGGATAGTTGGCGCCGAGAGGTAGTTTGTTGGTTTGGCTGGCACCAGCAGCCTGCTGCAACATGGCTGCAAAATCCTGATTTGTCGGCTGAGTGTCCTGATTATCTCCGTTTGCCATTAGTCCTCGACCTGTTGTGCCAATAAGCGTTGCCACACGCGGGAGAACCCAGGCTCCCGTTGCGCCAACGCTTCACCAATACTAGCCATAGCGCTCCTCAGAGGCGCCGCAGACTTCGCAGTAGCAAAACCTGACGGCTGACCGCCACGCGACACATACGTTCCAACAGCCTGATCAAGATACTCCAAGTATTCGCTGACAGCTTTGGCGGTCGGATTCTCCGCAACACGAGGATCGGCCACCAGGTTGCGTAGTTCCTCAACGTCGTTTTCGAACTTACCGACAGTGAACTCGGCTTTTAGCGGGAAACCTGGGTACTGTTTGTGCAGGTATTCGCGGTAGGTGCGCAGAATGTTCTGCTGTTCTTCGTTCGGGTATGGTCCGACGAGGCGGCGTGCGGCACGGTATTTGGCTGAGCCGATGCGCTGTTGGGCAATAGCGACCACTTCTCGGTCGGTGAGACGTTCACGTTTGCCTTGCTGCAACTGGCGTTGCCAAACCGTGAAGTTGAACTCTGAACCTGCTGGCGCAAGATAGGCGGCAGTGTTCTCGTATTGGGCTAACAGGTCACCGTTTTGGCGTTCCCAATCGGAGAACTCCGCGGTCGCCTCTAAACCTTCCTGCAAAGAACGGGTCTTGGATGCCACGTAGAGGGTTACTTCGTCGCCGTACAGTTCCAAGAACTTCGGTACAGCGGTGTCATAGTCTTTGGCTTGCAGATCGTAGAACTCTTTGACGAGTGCCGATACGAACTGGTCGCCCTGTTCGGTGGGGATGACGAACTCGGTGGCTCCTGCGGTTGGTCCCAAGAACTGTGATGATGCGCGCATCAACGTCAAAATGCGGGCTTTGGCTTTCGCATCCTTGTACAACTGGTTCGTTGAGTTCGGGTCATCCAAGTCATAGTCACCTGATGCCGATAATGCTCGCAAGGTTTCGATGTAGGTGTTGCCGAATACGTTGTCAAGTTTGCCGGTGTCAGCACGTATGGCTTGAATGAACTTATCGGTCCACTGGGGGACTGGGTTGAACGCGCTCCCAACGCCTTTTTCTCCGTAGGGGAGCAGGAAGTCTTTCACGGCATCAAGTTGTGGGGCGTCAGGCAACTGTGATGCGGCCACCTGCATCATCGGTCCAAGAGACGGATACGCGTTGATACCTTGCGACAAACGCTTCACCGGAGCTTCCAACGGCGCGTTGATACCAGTCAACAATTTGGCGAGTGTGCCAGAACCAGGGAACGCAAACATCATCTGATTTGTAGTTGGGTCACGATAGAAGAATCCGCGACCATCGTTGTCGTAATCGGCACCCAACGCACCCGAATACACGCGCTGGAACGAACGAACAGTGTTGACTGGGTTACCTTTCAGGAAGCCGATGTATGTGCCCAATACTTCACGCCAAGCAGGTGCGAACGGCATGATGATTCGCAACGCGTCTTCAAGGTTCGACTTATTGGATGCATCATAAAGAAGTTCTTTGGTTTGCTGAACCGCCATGAAACGGGCATATTCATCAAGTTCTTCTGCGGTTGCAGTACCGCGAGTCATCGTGGATGCCTTCAATACTTCCAACGTTTTTTTGCTACCAAGATATTGGGCTTCACCAATACCTAACGCTTTGGCGTTGTCGCTGATTTGCTTTAGGAGTTTTTCTGCTTCTTCTGGGCTGAGCATGTCGGCTTGTTCAGCGATGATTTGGGCGTAATACTGGCGGAATGTTGGTGAACGATCAAGAATGTTGGATGCTTTGCCAGCAATCTCGTTGAAGAACCAGTTGATGCTTCTATCAAACGCTGCGGTCAAGCCGTTTTTTTCTTCTTTGCGTTCCATGATTTCGCGCTTGACAATCGCAGGCAAACCAGTCTTGGTGGTTTCGTCCCACAATGGCAAACTTTGGACGATTCGACGTGACTCATCAACGCCTTGACCTTGTGCGCCAGCAGCAACTTCGCCAGTTACCGGCACAACAGTCGCAAACTTCTTGCCCTCGAACTCGATAACGCCGTCACCGAACGCGTCAACGATGACGCGGCCTTCTTCGTCACGGAACGATGTCACGACACCTACACGGTCTTCACCAATCTGTACCAGGCTGCCTATGCGGTGGATGCCATCGTCTTTGCCTGCGCCACCAACAATTGTCAGTTCACCAACAGCACGTTCAACCGTGGGGACACGCACGTGAACACCTTTTTTGATGGTGGTAAGGGGTATTTGGTTGAACGCGGCCATGAACTGCACGTCTGGCAGATTGCCTGTTTGAACCTGAACGTTGCCCAGTACGACGCGGCGCATGTGTTGACCAAGGAAAATGTCAAGGTCGTCTGTGCGCATCTGGTTGAAAGGAACGAAACCTTTCGCCTTGGCTGTTTGTGCATTATCGGGGTTGACAACGGTGAAACCTTCACCACCGCCGTAGTACATGTCTTCAATGTCGTCAAGAATCTCTTTCTTTGATTTGGCGTAGGCAACCAGTCGGGCAACCAAGCCGTCTTCGGTTCCGCCACCGGCAAGATGTTCGGCGGCCAAACGCTGCAACTCATCGCCATGTATCAACGCAACATTGTTCAACACTCCATCGGTGTGGAACTGCATCCCGTTCACGTCACCTCGGCTGGCTCGCGCCCAAGCGTTAGTTTTTTGCAAATGGTCGGCTGCACCGACAGCATCCAAACCTTGCTCGCGCATACCGAAACGGAGGTTTTGGCGCATTGCCTGTTCAATTTCTGACAGGTTGGCTTCCGCAATCATCTCCAGTTTGTCCCCACCTAAGAGGCGTGACGTGCCGTTTACGATACGGTTCCAGACCACGGGGGCTTTGCGACCAGTTTGCGCATAGCTGATGGTGACAGCGCCTTGAATGGTGCGACGCTCAGCCTGACCCAAAACGAGCATCAAATATTGGAATGGGTGGGTGAGCGCAGAGTTCAATCCGGCAAACGCCATACGTACTTGTGCATCAAAACCGTTTCGCACCACATAGCCACCAGTAGCGAGCGCCAAAGGTTTCCATATTTCGTTCTGTATCCGATCTATCGCTTCGATAGCAAAACGTTGTTCACCGGTGTTGACGCGTCGCTGGACTACGGTGCGGGCATCTTGCACCGTTTTTTGTAGTGATGCGACTTCTTCCGCAACCGTTTGCGGCATCGTGGACTTCTTCGGGTATTGGTCGGCAATAGCAGACAGGCGACTTACCGCTTGGTCGTATTGGTCTTTCATTTCGGGTTTGATGACAGTGAACTCTCGAAGTGCGGTCTTGGATGCGCCACGTACTTTCGTCAACCTGGACAGCCAAGGGTTGCTGGTTGCTCTGCGGATTTGTCGTACGTCTGGCAGGAAATGGACGCGATTTAGCAACTCTGATAGTTGCATTGGGCCGCTAATCTGCAAGTTCTTTGGGTTGCCCAAAGCCTCAATCAACGATTCGATTTCTTCTGTGGGCAGATAGTCAAGGTTCTTGTTTGCAACGAATGAATACATCTTGTTGTCGGTGTTCATGCCTTGACGGTTCAGCATGTATTGGCGCAGATTGTCAATGCCGCCGTTGGCTTTCTTTATCATGTCATCAGCGAGTTCAATATCCATACCGTTCGCGGTCAAAGCTGCTCGGACAGCACCATTGAACGTGTCCAGTACGCGTTTCTTACCTGCGGCAGTGGTGCCTTGGGCAAGGTTGCGGATTGCTTCGCCGCCGATTGCCTCAACTTTGGCGTCATCAACCCCAGCAGCTCGCAAAAAACGGATGATGTTCAATGCGCCTTTACGGTTGTCTTCGTCGGTGCCGTTGATAACGATGGTGTTCTCTGGCATCGTTTGAAACCAACGTGATTTACGGATGCCGTCAGCAAACGGGATTCGTTGCACAATCTCACCGATTCTGCGTGACGGTGAAATGACCGACTTTTGGTATCGGCGCACGTCACGGAATAGTGAGCCGTCTTCCATTGTCCAGCCGCCAGCCAATGCGTCAACAACTTCGTCACCGCTTTGGGCATCAGCCAACGCTGCGACCACTTCGTTATCAAGACGACCTTCAAATCGTTCCAAGATTTTGACTGGTGATGTTTCAGTGGTGAGATAGTCCACGAGTTGTTTGGCGCGAGGGTTCTCGTTCCAGAAGCGAATGAACTTTTTGCCTTCAACGGTGACACCGGCAAGGTTGGTGGCGACACCTGCTTCATCTGCCAATGCTGCGGCTTCTTGTGCCAACGCGCCTTTTGTCAACAATGGCACCATGTATTTTGGCGCGGTAAAAGCTTTGTATGCCTTTGTCAATGGTCCTGTCGGGTCGGCTTTCAACATGACCATCGCATCAAGGACGCCAGACAAAATGTTGTACGGCTTCGTGTTCGGTTGTAGGTTGACAAGATTGGCGGCTCCACGTCCAACTGTCCATGCCGATCCGTTGATGGTGCCTCGATAACGGCGGGCGCGTTCAGCCTGTTTCTTCATTCCTTCTTCGGAGAGGAAGAATCCTTCGCCGCGCAACTCGGGGTTTTCAATCATCGTTCCTAACGACGTTTGAATAAACCAGCCGTCGATGTCATCGTTTTTGTCAAACAGTTGAGCCGCAGCACCCTGCACGGATTCAGGCAAAAAGTTGAGTGCAGCGGTACCCCAACGTGAAACAGCTTTGATGTTGTCATAAATCTGTGTCGGCAAAGCACGAGGCGGCTGCGAAACCTGCGCCTCAGCAATCTGCTTCGCCTGCAAACGACCAGCAGCGTCAATAACTTCATCTGTTGCGTTTGCTTTCGCTAACGCCAACTGAGTTTGTGGTGTCAACCAACCTGCACGCTGTTTTACTCGCGTCAGATTCGTTGCAACATCAGGACTCAACGCTGGTTGTGGTTGCGCCCCCTGATTTTTTTTCAGGTAGACGTCATTAGAAAGCGGATCGAGGTTCGCTTCCCATCTCACAGTTCGTCTCCATACGCATCAACAGCATCCAACAAATCATCCAACTGGTATGCGACAGCAATCTGACGTAGTTCGTCGACGGCTTGTTGTTGTGGGGTAATCATCGGGATGCCGGCTGCGGCTGGACCTGGACCAGGGCCGAATGGTGCGCCAGCAGTGATCGGTTCTTGTGGGCGTCCAGTTGGTGCAAACAGGGAACCTGCCGGCATCGGGCGAGCAAACTGTTGTGTTTCTGTTGGCGAACGACGCATAGGTACTGCTTGTTGTGCTTGCATCTGTTCTTGGCGTTTGCCGTAGGTTTGGCCTCGTGCAGCCATCATTGCTGGACCTTCGTTGTATGCAGTGTCGCTCATTTATGCCCCCAGTTGTGCGAGTAGTGCCTCGATCGGTGGCGGGCCTGCTGGTGCGGCTGCGGGTGCTTCAGCGCCCATACCTGGCATTGCTAGTCCTGGCATGGTTTCTGGTGAGCCTGCTGGCATCGCTTGTGCTTGTCGTTCGCGTGCCCGTTCATCGGTGCGACGTACCGCATCGAATAGTGGGACGTCTTGTTCTACGACGAGGCGGGTGAGGTAGGCGAGGTCGTCTGGCTGGTATGGGCCTTCAGGGTTGGCTGCCTGCTGTTGGATGGATTGCAGGAGTGCAGCTTCAACGCCTTCTGCGATGATGCGATCATGCTCTAGGTCTGGGTCGGAGATGAGTGGGTCGGCTTCGCGGGCAGATTCTTTTGACATCAAACCGACACCTAAACGTTGTCCAAGTCCGATGATGAGCGAGTTCACATCCGAGCCTGCTGCCGAGTACGCGACATAGTGGAAGTCGGTTTGCCACACTTTGTTCGGCGTGTACGACTCTTGGCCTTGTGTCGTACGACCACTCAAGAAGAATGTTTTTGGTTGTTCACCCCAATACGCTTTTTCGAGTGCGATGGCGATTTTATCTTCGTGGAGTAACGAGTTGGCGAAGGTTTCTTGTGCTTCTTGTACACGGTAATCCACGGTCGCAGAAAGAACGGCTTCGCCTCGGCGTCCGGTTCGGATGTTGGTTGCGGATTCGCCACCGAACTCTGCGGGTATCGCGCCTTCAAGACGTTCTTGGCGTTCCAAACGGTCAAGGGCTGTGTCGGTTTTGTAACCAGGATTTAGTTGCAACTGCTGGATGTCGCCACCTTTGACAACACCCAAGATGCCGGCTTTGCCGTCGGCAAGTTGCATAATCTCAGGGTTTTCTCCTGGGCGTGCAACCAAATATTCTTCAGGGAAGATGCCGCGCTCAATAGCAATCTCGGTCAACGCTTGGAGACGGGCACGCGTGTAGTACATGCCGAGTACGCCGTCGAATTGGCCGCGTGGTTTATCGAGGGTGATGCGTTGTGGTACGACTGCGAGTGGCATACCGGTGCGATTCGGGATTGCTTCTAGAAGGATTGCTTCCAAACCTGCACGCTCAGACTGTGACAGCTCAGGGTTGTCTTCGGCACCCAAGACGATGAGTTGCATGGAGTCTCCGCATACGTATTCGAGGAGTGTGTAGCGGGAGTCGGAGTCAACGCGACCGAAACGTAACTGGTCTGAGACGAGTGGCCCATAGTTTTTGAGAAGCCATGATGCGGTGACGCGTGAAGTGAAGATGCAGTTTTCTGGTACAACGTCATCGTCTTCCATTGGGGCAGCGAACGTGTCCAACGGGTTGCGTACAACCCATTTGGGGGTGAGGGTGGCGAAGTCTGGTTTGATGAAGACTGGGGAGGATGAGTAGGCGAGGAGGTGTCGTGCGCGGCGACGCAGTTTCATCTGCATCTTGTTCTCATCCCAGAACGACAGCAATGCTTTCTTGCGCATACGCGCATACTTCTTGGCGTTCTCCGAACCTTCCTTCACTGGAGGGAAGAACGGTGATGGCATCGTGGACGATACGCGCATCGACATCTGATCCAAGCCTTGTACGAGCAGGTTGGCGACGTTGGTTTTGGCGTTGCGGTCTAACTCGTTGAGTGGTACTACGACGTCACCGTTGGCGAGGTCGCGTACGCGACGCATCTGCTCATGTACAGGTCCAGCCGCGAGCCGGCGCTGGTGGTAGAGTTCAACGATTTCGTCTAGTGAGCGCACAGTCTCCAATACGATAGCAAATCATATCCAGGTTGGGCGCCACATGCGTGGTGGACGCTTCACCGGACCGAGTTGAGGCATGTGGAGTTCTGCGAACCAGTGTGCCATTACGAGGTCGGTTCCGTTCTTTTTGTTGCGAGTCCAACTGGACATTTCCTCAATGAAGGCGAGCGTCTTCCAGTTTTCTCTCATCGTCGGCAAGCGAACCTGCCCTGCTCTCCACAGGGGTGGCAGTAGTGCTTCGACACCTAGGTTTTCGTCTAGTTTGTTGCGGGAGGTCGTATGAGGAACAACCATGACACCGTGGAGGGCTTGCCACTTGCGAACGAAGTCGTGAGCCAACAGGAAGCGTTGGGCGGCGTTGACTTCCACAATCCAATGGGAGATCGGGTAGCCCATCTCGAACGACCTGTTCTGCCAAACCTCCATTATGCCGCCGTACTGTCGGCTAGACGTATCAAAACCAAGTAGCTCCTCAGCAGTCAACTTGGTTCGTTCAACGTCTATCAGGTAGCGCAGGTTGGTGTTGGGTTGGAATAGCCACCATTGGACTGCCCAAAAGTTTGTGGGGCTGGGGTCTACGGATGCAATTGAGATGATTGGGGGTTCTAGGCCGCCTGGGATGTAGCCGGCTTTGCGGTCACCGTCAATGCACCCTGGGTATAGTACGCCGTCGTTGCCCATGCCGCCTGTTGCCCATACGCGTTCAATCAGGTATTGGCCTTGTGCCATGTCTTCTTGCTGGTAGATGACTTGGAACTTGGCAGGCGTCGAATGTTTCAGGTACGAGAGGTCTTTCCATGACAAGCGGTATGGGTCGAGGAGTGGTCCGTTGGGCCATGGTGGTGCCGTAGTCTTACGAGATTCTCTGCCGGTGTCCAGTTCGTCGTAGTAAGCCTTGTAAATGAAATGGGTGTACTTGGATTTTTTTTCTGGTTCTTTGACGTCGGAAATGTCGGTGACGTCGGATCCGTCGTACGCGTCAGGGTCCTCCTCGTAAGTCACTTTGGACAAACAGTGGGCGTAGAGATCACCTGGCCCGAGACGCTGCCCGATGACAGCGAGCAAGCCACCTGGGTCGACGCGTGCCTCAGCGACGGTATCCCACCGTTCCAGAAGTTTGTCGCGGGCAACGGACTCTTTGGCGTTCTCTGGGGTTGCCACGTCGTCGAACAAACAGAGGTCGGCACGATGTCCGATGAACTCTGAGTCAATACCATACGACGACACCGTAGGTTCCTTGTTATCCAAACCAGATAAGTCTTCTTGTTCGACGATGAACTCCTCGGCACGCCACAACGCACCGCTTGATGACGGTTTGAAACGCCCATAGTCGATAGAGAGGCAGCCTTCGGCGTTGAGCGCCAACCCTTTCTCCACAAGAATCGGATCAGGGCTGAGAGGGAATGGTCGTTCCAACGTTTCCCTGATACGACGGCTGTACATCTTCGCCAACGTTTGCGTAGCCGAACCAATCAGCACACGAATCTTACGATTCCGTACAATCATCCAACACGCAAAGTCGTGAAACAATGTCGACTTGCCTGCCCCTGGGGGACAGTTGATGCAAATGAACTCTTTCTCCGGTGATTCCAACATTTGCACAATCTTGTACGCAGCATCTACCTGCCACGGGCTAGGAACCCTCCCCAAGTATCGTCGACGGAAGTAATCAAAATCATCCCAACCACGCTGCGCCTCCGGACTAAGACGCTCATAAGGGATAACAGGTGGCAGATCAGCGACATCCATCGCATGTTTCCACGCATCATTCTGCACACCACCCTGCTTTTTGCGAACCTGCCCGACTTCTACTTCAGCAAGTTTGATTTCGGCAGTAGCTTTACGTCGTTTTGCTTCCCACTGGGATGCAGTGTTGGGGTGGATGCCAGCAATTTTCGCCGCATCCTGAATACTCATCCCTGATGCTCTGGATTGCCAGTAGCGGGCTACGTCTTGTGGCGGGATTTGCCGTCTCCCCGAACGACCAGCAGGCATTATTTACCTCGAAGAATCGAGCCGCCCCCGCCAGCACCACGACCACCCTGACCACGACCCAAACCCTGCGCACCACCACCGCCACGCATCGGAGAGTTGATTACTTTGCGCAACGAATCCAACGACGACTTGGTACCAGCCTCAACCGTACGACCATCCAACAACTGATTCAAACGATTCGAGTGCGCAATACGAACACGCTCCAACTTCGGTACCTGATAACGCAAACGAGCATCAGCCAACCGGCTACCAGCCATCTCCGACTTGAACTCATTCTTCGCAACCTTCGCAGACAAACTTTCAAACCGGCGAGCCAAACGCTCCAACTCACGATCAGGAGGAACAGGAACATTACGTTTGTGTGCCATCGTGCCTGCTAGCATACACGCTGCCGGTCGGCGTTGATCGCATATGGGTTGTGCGACGGGTTGTTGGCGTCGACCGGCACCTGCTACACTCAACACGCCACGTCGAGAGACGCGCACAACACCCAAAGAATACGGACCCTAAACGATTACATTCCTCCTCACCACAACTATCGGTGAGGGCAGCATGGTTAGATCGCACGGGACAAGTGGCCTGAAAAGGGGACCGATGGTGGTCGCCTTCTTTCGGTATCAAGACAGACGGGTTCAGGCGTAAAACAGAACTTGGGGGGGCTAAAGAAATGCCTGACGCCTCGCATACGCTCGTTGTCCTAGCGCCCTCACATACGTTCGGTTGCTACCACTGGTGCTCACACGACCTCGATACCAGGCGCAGCTCACCGCAGCACAAAAGATAACATTCACCCCCCACCTCCACCCCTCCCCTCCGTGCATACACGGCGCGCCACGTGACCCAACCACAAAAATGACCACACACAAAACCACTAATACATACTCTCTGGCGCCCTGGCCTCGGCATACCCTCGGGGTGTGGGGTGGTGGGGTGGGGCATGGTGCCGGCCTCTCGTGTTCGGTGTGGCCGGTGTCAACGCGGGCGACATTGCTCGACGCGAGCGGGCTTCGCGACACCGGCATTGCGACAAGTAGGTGTCGACGGTAGTTGGGTAGCGGGCTGTTGGCGTCGCCTACTGCGTGGGGCTGTTGGTGGCTGGATACGGCAAGGCCACCGGCGTTGCCACCGGTGGCCTGCGTGGGGGTTTGGGTGTTGTGGGTTAGTGGCGTCTGCGTGGCATGATCAGTACGCGGGCGGTGAGTGTGTCGGTGTTGAGGGTGTAGACAAGTGGCCGGCGTGGGTCGGGTTTGTCGTCGGTGTGGGCCATTGTTGCGGCTTCGACGTGATCGGTGCCAAGGTGCTTGGCTAGTTTGGCGAGGCGGGCGAGCATGGGGGCGCCGATCAAGTGTGGGGCGAGGCTGTTTCGTTGGTCTTGCCATAGTCCGTAGGTGTTGGGCCATGTGTGTTCGCCGGCTGTTGGTCCGGTGTTGGTGTGTTGGCCGGTGGTGAGTGTCCAGGCTTCGGCGGTGAGGGTGAGCGTGGCCTCGCCGTGGTGCTTGGTTTCGGTGCGCTTGGGCATGGCTGCGAGGATTGCGGCCGGGTCGATGAGAGTCGGATCGGTGAGCGTGTGTGGCAGCTCGGCGGTGATTTCGACTAGCTCGGTGCTGTTGGTGGCCTCGAATCGTAGTGCTGTGGGTGCTGGTGTGGTGGCGTCGGTCTGCTCGACGATGATCGGTGTCAGGCGTGCGAGGGTGAGCGCGGCACGGTGCTTGTCCGGTGACGTGTACTCATCGAGGGCCGTGAGAATGGCTCTGAGTGTTTCTGGTGGTGCCGTGAGGCTGGTGGTGGTTTGGGTTTGGGTGTTCATGGGTTGGTTTCTCCTATTGGTTGTTGGTTGTTGTTCGTGGCCGGTTGGCCGCGATTTTGTGGGCGCGTCGGCGGTTGTTGCGTTGGCGTTCTTGGTCGATGCCGGCGTCTTTGCCGACGAAGTAGGCCGCGATAATGAGCGCCGACATGACAAAGACGCCGGCAAGGTTCATTACGTAAATGTCGGGGTTCATTGTGGGCCCATTTCGTCGGCGAGGTCGTCGAGGGCTGCGGCGAGAGCTGGTGCCCATACGCGCACGCTGTCCACCGGTTGGCCGGCGTCGTAGGTGTTGATTTCGATGATTTGGCCGTCGGTGCTGTCCCGGATTATTTCGCAACGTGGGCCGCCACATGTGCGCAAGATTTCGACGCGGGTTTTTTTGTAGTCATCGCGGCTGCTGTTTGTGGCGAGCCATGTCACTTGGAGCGCGTAGTTGTTGAGGTAGTCCGCGAGAATGTCGGCGGGATCATAGTCTTGGGGTAGTTCTAGCTCGTTGAGGGCGTCGCGGTAGTTGGTGTGTTCCTCGTCGGCCTCGTCGATGTCGTTGGGGTCGAAGTGCTGCGGGCGGCCTTCGAGCAGCGTCTCAACGGCGAGGACCTCGCCGGCGATTATTTGCGAATAGGTGCGGGTATCGGTGTTCATGGTTGGTTTCCTTTCGGGTTGGTTATTGGTTTCGGTGTAGGTGTTCTATGGTAAAACGCATGTCGGCTCTGGCCGCTTGTAGTTTGTGGCAGTAGCTCATTAGTAGTTGTTCGGTTTGGTCCATGAGGCGCACGGCTTCGGTGAGGGAGGTTGAGGTGCCGAAGTAGGCCAGGGCGTTTATGGTTTCTACTAGGTTTTTTAGTTGGGTTCGGTCTTTTTGTAGTTGTTTTTCGTTTATTAGTTGGTGTCTGTTGTTTGTCATAAGGTTATCGTAGGGTGTGGTTGGGCCACTTGTCAAGCGTTGCCGGCGTTTATTTTTTGTCAAGCATGGCGAGGACGTCGGCGCGGGTGCCGTGGGTCAGATCGAGCGTCGAGGACGTCGGCGGGAATAGTGCCACGATCACGCCATGATCGGCGGCTCATACGCGAGCCGCGTCAAGCGTGGAGAATGGGCCGAATGACATCGGACCGCCGCCGGCCCGAGGATCCGTTTCGATGCAGGTTAGTCGGTGTCGGTATCGGTTGCGCCGCGAGCGAGTCGGCGTCGCTGGTGGTAGCGGTGCCACGCCAGGTAGCTGACGGCGAGTGAGCCAACGAGCCTTGCGGCCCACACTCCGTAGCCGTCGGTAGGGCTACCGGTGGTGATACCGAGTATGAGGGTGGCGGCGAGCGCGGTAGCCCACGCGTCGGTGAACGTCGTCCTACCGTTCATCGCGGCCCGTAATCTGTACGTCGTCGTAGCCTTCGTCGATGTATCCGGCGGCGAGAGTGTGCGCGTCGGACCATGACAGTAGGTAGTCGTTCACTTCGATGTCACCTACCCACACCGAGTAGGTGCGGGGTGTTGCGTGGATACCTTCGGGGTTCATGAGCGCTCCTGCCATTGGCAGTTTGAGCAACGGCCACGTCTCATTGAGCCTCGGCGTCGTTTGCCGGTGACGCGTGCGAGGGTGAGGCACGGGTCGTCGGTGGCGTGGATCGGGCATAGGAGTGTTGTCCTGGTGCCGTCGGTGTTGGTTGCGCACGCGCATTGGGCGAGGGTGGTTTCCATTAGTTGTCTCCTTCGGTGAAGTAATCGGAATAAATGTTGTCATTGACCATGTTTGGGTTGGCAGTCTCCGTGACGCACACGTACAGGTCGTTGTCAACGCGGCGTACCACTACGGTAAATAGCTCGTCGATGTAGCCTTTGCGTTGTAGGCCGACGCTAATACACTGGCCACCGCCGATCAACTTGTGTGTTGCTTTCAGTTTCATTAGTTGCCGCCTTCGCCGTTGTCGTCGGTCCAGAACGGTGTTGGCGCGAACTCGCCTTCGTCGGTGAACCGGCGGGTTAGTTCGTAGATGTCGCGGTATGCGTCAAGCACGTAGCTGGCACTTGTGTAGCCGTCGCATTGCTGTTGGGCGAACCGGTACAACTTGCGGTTGAGTTTTTGGATCATGTCGGCTGTTGCGTCGAATAGTTCGCCGCCGTAGATTTCCTGCTCGTCGGCGGTGCTTACGTATTCGGGGTAACTGTGGTTGCCGCGACCCGTCGTGACGACCCTGGCGTGCTCGACTCCTTCGGGCCATGCGAGGTTTGGTAGTTCTGATCGGCGCAAGTATCCCTCGATGGCTGCGAAGTCCCCTTGCCCGTATGCCACCTGCCAATAGATACGCACGCTATGGTTCTCGTACAGTTCTTTGTTGCTGACGACTCCGTTGTTGGTGCCGGTTCCGAGTTCGACCAGGTAGGCGTTGAGGTCCTCGGACACCATGTCGGAGTCGAGTGACTCCCACGCTTCCTCGGTGAGTTTCTCCAACGCTCGTTTCTGTGCGTCGGGTGGTAGCTCGTCGTAGGTGTAGACGTCGCGGGTTGCTGTTACTTTCATGGGTTGTTTCTCCTTGGGTTGTTCCCGTTCGTGACGGGCTACCACTCAGGATAAGGGTATCCTTGGGGTGTTGTCAAGTACCCTGCCGATTTACTTTTCGTCAAGCCCCAACTCACGCCGCCACTCCCCCACGATCACCGCCAGCTCCTCATCGGACCACCATTCCAACGGCAACTCCACCTGGCGAGGATCGTCACTCACTTCGCCACCATCACCACCGGCGTCGAGCCATGCGCCTGCGGATTACGACAGACCGGCGGCGTCGAAGGCCGCACGTGAAGCACCACCGTCTGACCACAACGCGGGCATCGGTAGCTGGTAGTTCTACGCATCAGTCGGTAGCACCTGCGTCGGTAGCGGTAGCGGTATCGGTAGCGATAAGGATTTCACCGATCCATTGTGCGACGGGTGAGGCTACGCCGTTGCCGCATTGTTTGTATCGGTGGGTGTCTGATTGTGGTGTGCCGTCGGCTTTGGTTGCTGTCCAGTTGTCTGGCCAGCCCATGAGCCGTTCGCATTCAAGTGGGGTGAGGCGACGCACCGCCATTGTTGGTGTGAGGACTGTTGGTTCGATGCCGTTCATTTGTGATGTGAGTGTTTGACTTGTGCCTTCTTGGTATCCGATACCGCCTGCACCAGCACCTTGACCAGCTTTGAATCCTGCTGCCTCAATGGGTTGGGCAATGAAGTCTGATGAGTCTCGTCCGATTCTGATGGTTACTGATACATCGTCTTCGTAGAGTCGCTGGTTGTATCCGTCGTATTGGACAACTCCGTGGCGGTCTGTTGAGGTGAGGCTGAACATCGGGTCGTTGGGGTGGCTGATGCCTGCGCCTTGTGGCCCGTTGTGGTCTTGTCTGCCAATCATGTTGCCTTGCAATCCGTAGGCGATGGCTTGTGCACCTGTTTGGTCGATGGTGTACGCAGGTGTGCCATCGTCTGCTACGCCGATGCCGTTCTGGTTCTTTTCCATTTCGCGTCCGTCTTGTATGGGGAAGGCGACGTAGGTTTGTTGGTTGGTGCCTGGTTCTGCGCTGAGTGCGACTGCCTTGTCGTCGAGTTCTCTTACTTCTGCTCGCTGATTAGTAGCGAAGGCGATGGATGGTGATTGTTGGGATGCTTTGAGTGGTGGTGCTTTGTCTTCGTACACTTCGGCGTTTGAGCCGAATTGGGTGTCAAAGCTGTAGTTGACGGATTGTGCGACCATTGGTGTGTTGCCTCCACCGGTGCCCATTTTGCTGGTGAGTGTTTGGGTGATGCCGTCTTCTGCGATACGTGCAGCGTCACGATATGAGTTCTCAAACACGATGGCTGTGGTGGTGCGTGTGTCGCCTTGGTCGAAGGCGTTGAGTGTGGGGTTGGGTTGGTTGGCGACCCATGTTTCGTCGTCGGTTGCTGTTTGAGGCCGCTTCGATTTGGTGAACGGTTCAATAACCATGTGTCCGTTGTTGACATCTTGATTTACGACGGTTGATTTGTGATAGAGGCTGGCTCCGATGGTGTTTGCGATGTCACTACCGCTTCCAAAGCTTGCTGCAGTCTCGCCGGTAACTGTTTGCCTCGTCGTGTGGCTCGTCGAAGGATGCCACTGCACGCCTTCGCTGACAGGTAGTAGCGGGTCGGGACATCGTGTTGCGGTTGCAGTATCAAAGATAGAGATGAGGAACACTCGTCGACGCCGTTGTGGGACTCCGAAGTATTGTGCATCCAGGACTCGCCATTCTTGGACCAGCGCCCCTGCTTCAGCCATTTCGTTGAGGATGACCCCGAAGTCAGCGCCTCGGTTGGAGTTGAGTGCTCCGTAGACGTTTTCCCAAATAGAGATTCTTGGGTATTCATTGTTGGTTTCCTTTCGTAGTTCTTTGATGATTCGTACACCTTCATGGAATAGTCCTGAGCGTGACCCTTCTAGGCCTGCTCGTTTGCCTGCTACGGAGAGGTCTTGGCATGGTGATCCCCACGCAACGACGTCTATGACGGGTGCGTGGGCGAGGATGTGTTTGCCGGTGAGGGTGGAGATGTCTCCCCATCGTGGAACGTGAGGCCAATGTTTTTCGAGGATGTTGGTGGCGTGTTTGTCCCATTCGCATTGGAACACCGTTTCCATACCAGCGGCCTCTAAGCCGAGGTCGAATCCGCCGACACCTGAGAACAGTGATAACACTTTCATTATTTCCCCTTCGGTTTAGGTTTCTTTTTCTTCCAGTTGTTGTCTGCTGATGTCAGTTTGCCCATACGGTATGCGTGGCAAGGGCAACCGCAAGTGTCATGTATCTGTTGAGGGAGTGGTGTCAGTGCTCTCTCGACCGTCCCGCAGTGGAGGCAGGTTCGCCAAATCCCACCATTGGTCGCCCCAAATGGAGGCTGGGTGCAGTCCCATTCGGACTGCAACTTTGTCTGCTTGCGGTTCGGGGATGCCATGTTTTTTCCAGTTCCAAATAGTTCCGGAGTTCACTTGTGCAACTTCCGCCAAATCTT